GCCGTTATCTCCCACGATAATTACATCGCCATATGATTTAAACTTCTTGCGATATAAGCGAATACTGTTCAAAATCATGTGGCGAATAAGGTTTTCATCATCCCACTTTACTGCACCCATAGCAATAGGGGCAATAGAGATACCTGAATAGTCAATCAAGATCATTATATACTTCCTTTGTTTAATCTATACATTATACTAAAATAGGCAGGGAATGTAAACCCTGCCTATAATTTAGATAAGCTCATCTGCGAAGAAGTAAAGCTCTTTAAATCCAAAGGTATCAACCATAAAGTATCTATCACCTTTCTGGAAAATATCACCTACTGAAGATGAGTAGACAGCATCACTGAATTTTTTTGTAATCTGTGGCATATTCCACAAGTTTGTAGCTTCAAAGGCAACTTCAAGATCATCAGTATCCACCGAGACTGTTTCTGTATAGAATTTAAAATTTTCAGTCTTAAATTTCTTGGCGTCAAGTTGAACACTCATTTTTGCTTCAAAGGCAGGAACTACTGTTCCGTGATTTACTGCCGCAATTTGATCTTCGGTAAGTTTGATTTGGTGGATGGTGATCATTGTATGTCTCCTTTTGATATAACTGTTATACCATAGGAATATTTAGTTGTAAACACCTAAATATAATTTTTATTTTAAACTTTTTACATGGCTTCTGTGTATTTTGCAGTTAATGATGCCATTGTAATAGTTATCATCTAACAATACATTTCTATCAAACTGCTCTTTGGCTTCGAGATATCCCATCTCTCCCTTCGATTTACAAAAGTATAATATTTCACGATGGAAGTTCTGTTCCCCGGCCTCAAGTAACAATTGCTTAACCAGATCGGAGGATCCATAATAGGATTTCCAATCTGATTCAACAACGCTTCTTCTTTTACGGGTTTTGCCTTTGAGCGGCGGTAATGTTCGTTTAGACCAAAACGTCTTCTTTCCAACATACATCTTATTATTGGATTTATCGGTAATAACATAAACAAATCCCACCCACTCTTTTAGGTCTCCTTCAGACGGCTCGTAGGCCTCATTATTATAGTACCACATATGTTCGTCAACAATCCATTAAGTGTCATTACGTACTATATATGGAACGCTAAACTAGGTGTATAACTCAAGCGGGATCTTAGGTAAAATTTCCTCATACAATCCTTCAACGGAAATACTTAGCATTACTCGCCGTTCTTTCGCTCGATTAAAATATCCATGCGCGGCCCATGCATTAAGTATTAAAGGTTTTTCTACATTATACCAATCGTATTTCTCAGGCTCATATTCGTATCTTACAGCATGTTCAACTCTATCTTCTGGAACTTCTCCGGGATATAGGGCTCGTCGCGTGCATTCCTGATTTGCAATAAAAAAGCAGCTATTATTTAAATCTACTGATATGGGGATATTAATTCCAACAGGCCTATTGCTATCAATATGAATAGGCACCATTCCTATATTAGCATGACTTATAAGCCACATAGTTCCCCAAACTTTAAGACCAAATATTTCTTCAAAGCGGCTGTTTAATTCTTCAGAATTAAACTCAATAAACTTTTCCACGTGATCGTCGACGTAAATTCTGTTGCCATTAAGTCCATTTACAGCGTCATCTTTAGTTGTTTCCCATAAATTGACGCAAAGATCAATAAAATCTTGCGGCATATTATGTAGGATTTTCATATTTGGATATTTGTTATATTCAGTCATTGCTAATTATCTCCGATAATACTTCCTCGTATGGTCGTGTAAATGAGATACTAAACAGTACACGCGAATTATTTGAATAATTAAAAAAACCATGAGTCTTTTTAGTATTCATTAACACTGGTTCTCTAGAGTTATAATAATCATATTTTTGAGGTTCATATAAAAATCGCTTAGTTCCGGGATGCAATTGTCCATCTTGGTTATGGAATGGTCTTTCAGTGCATTCCTGATTTTCAATAAAAAAACACGAGTTAATAAAGTCTACTTCAAGCGGAATATTAATTGCACACATTCTTGAAGCATCAATATGGACTGGACCCAACCCGGTATTTGGATTATTAATGAGGAATGACAAACCTTCATGTGGAACACTAATAAATTTATTTACAATGTCATAAATTTTATGAGATTTATTAATAAGCACATAATCCTGATTTTTATCAGCAACTACATAGCGAAAATCAGCAGAATTTTTAAGATTTGGTTTGGCAATTAGCCATTCTTCTTTTATTAAATCTAAAAATTCTTGAGGTAAGTTTTTCAGTATGTGATAGTTAGTCATCGCTATCTTCTTCTCCATCAAGGAAAGCATGGCCAGATTCTTGGCCACACATAGAACAAAACAATGGTTCTTCTCTTTCGTTAATTACCACGACTCGGGTTTCCGAGCCGCAGTAATCACATTCGCAAATATATTCTGCTATTTTCAATTTATGCCTCGCAACTGACGCATGTCAAAATATCCCTAACAAGTTCCTGTGCAGGATTTGACGACCGCTGGTAATAAAATGTTTTAATGCCAAGCCGCCATCCCTCAATAATCAACGCGTTAACATCTTTAGCAGAAGCTGAAGGCGGAATCATCAAGTTCAAAGACTGGCTCTGATCTATATATGTCTGTCTTGCAGCGGCTTGTTGTACTACGTTAATAGGACTAATCTCAGAGAAAGTTTTAAACACATCACGTTCGTTCTGCGTCAAGAAGTCCAAGTGTTGTACAGAACCTTTCTTCATCAAAATGCTATCCCACGTTTCATCATTGTTCTTAGAATATCCTTCTAGAACTGCCATAAGATGCGGGTTCTTATAAGTGAATGAACCTTTAGCAAGATCTTTTACAAAATAGTTTGATGCAAGTGGTTCAATTGATGGTGATACTTGTCCAAGAATAAAGCTAGAAGATGTTGTAGGAGCAATAGCACAACGTGTAAGGTTACGAATACCATATCCCATAAGGCCTGAAGGAACGCCATATTCCTCTGCCATCTCTTTAGAAGCTTCAAGAGATTTCTCGTCAATAAACTTACTAATTTCTTCAGTAAGTTCAAGGGCACGGAATGACTCAAACGGGATACGTTTCTTTTGTAGAAGTGTATGCCAACCAAGCTGACCAATACCGAGTGCTCGCCAAGTCTTTGCAAACAAGTTAGCTGATTCCATGAAACGTAGCCCATCTGTCTTACGGATATATTCTTCCATAACAGCATCAAGGAAATAAGTCAGCGTTTCAACCGCATCAGTATACTTCCACTTATCCCATGTAGCAAGGTTCATAGATGATAGGTTACATACAAATGTCCATTCTACACTTGATGGAAGTGCAATTTCTGAACAAAGGTTTGATGCCCAAATGGGAAGGTTTTTGTCTTTAAGAACCTGAGGTTTGTTATCATTAACCGTATCAGAGAAGAACAGATATGGGTAGCCAGTTTCTTTACGTTTACGAAGCACTGCTGCCCAAATATTACGCTTGTCTGTATCTCCATCAATCATAGATTGCATCCACTCATCGGGAATGGTTATGCCTAGACTGATATTTTGAATTTCTGCACCAGGTTCACGGATCTCTAGGAATTCCATGATATCAGGGTGATCAATGTTAAGATAACCAGCAAAAGCCCCACGGCGAGTGGTACCTTGAGAAATAACGTCAGTGCCAACGTCAAACATGCGTAGGTAATGAACAGGTCCATCAGCTTTTCCTCCTCCTTTAATGTGACTTCCACGAGGTCGAATGTTGCCAAAGAACCCAGATGTTCCAGCTCCAAGCTTTGTCTGTACACCTACTTCTGCTGTTTTTTGTAGGATCTCTTCAATAGAGTCTTCAACCAAAACGCCATTACACGAAATCGGAAGTCCTGTTTCTTCCCCGAAGTTTGACCATACTGGAGAGGATAGGCTATAAAACCCCATACTCATATAGTCATAGAACTTTTTGGCAAAGCCAGGTTGATCTAGAATTTCTTCAGCCGCTTCAGCAATTTTACGGATGCGGTTTTCAGGAGTCACGCCTGGTTGTAGATACCCACGGCTGAGGAATGTCCGTGAGTCATTGTTTAGCCATTTAAATGCCATTTATGTTTCCTTAAAATAAATCGTCTGCTGAGATGCCTTGACCACGGGCATAGTCTACTGGTCTGCCATTGAAAAAGTCAACCATGTTGGTTCCGTATAAACCCTCGTCAAACCACTTGGTTTCCTTAATCAGATGTTCGTCATATGTAATATTGTGGTTAAAGCCAATTTGCTCTAGTGACTCAACCATACGTTTTTTAATGAACTCGACAAGAATATCTGAGTTCAAACCCTTTTCTTCGTAATCGCCCATAATCCAACGGATTACTTCTGATTCGCAACGAATAGACTCTTCACACTCATGAGCAATACGCTCTTCCATTTCAGCGTCAAAAAGCTCTGGGTATTCTTGACGCATTGTATTGATCAGTTTAATACCAACTTGAGCATGCAACATTTCTTCGTTACGCGTATACTTTACTTGCTGTGCTGTATCTTTGAGAATACCTTTATTCTTATTCATATGAAGAATGATATAGAACTGTGAGAATAGTGATACATTTTCAACAAACAAAGTGAATAGTGTGATAGCGTAAATATACTGCTTTTTATCATCTTTGTAAACCTTTGATAGGTACTTACGCAAATAATCCACACGTCCAGATACAACCGGATCTTTTAGATTTTCTTCAAAGATATCATTTAGCTGTAGAACTTCTAGGAGTTTCTCATATGCCATATTGTGAATAACTTCTGAGTTGCCCATCGCATAACCGAGATCGCGCAACGCGGGATGTGGCAAGTTATCGCCTAGGTTAGACCAAAAAGTCTTAACAGCTACTTCAATTTGGCCAATGGCAGAAAGTGTACGGATTAGAATTTGTCTCTCTTGAGCATTCATATCTGTCTTAAAATTAGAATAGTCTGACGTAAAATTAAACTCTTCAGGCGTCCAAAAGCCACTCCAAATGGCCTCAATAAAGTCATTAGTCCATGGATAGTGATTTGGTTTTCTGGAAATTTGTTCTTCGAATAGCATCTATTTCTCCTGCAGCAAAAAGCGAATAAGGCGGCCCCTCAGAATATTGCTATTCTGAAACATTTTAAATTGTCTATGGTAGTATTATATATTGCTTTATGGTTTCCGTAAACCGCGTTTATTACAGAAACCAGATAAAATGTTACTACATATTGTATTATTTTTTAGGGGTAGGGCCTTCTATTGCTTTTTCATAGTAAGCAATAATTTCCTTCTGTTG